GTTCTCACCTCCATCACCACGCGCTCAATTTTCGGATCTTTAAATCCAATAGCCTCAAGCCTTTGTTTTAAATCTTCCAAAATATCCAATTAAGCTCTCCTGACCACTGCGCGGCGGCGCAATCTTTGTTGTTTTTGAATGGTGCCCGTTGAATTTCCTTGAGCTGCACGTGCTGCCAGATCGATTCCGGAAAGCGTGAGCGCATCCAAAGAGTAATTGCTGCAGTCCAGCGCCTCATTACGTGGTCTGCTTTGTACCCACTCGGCAACTGGTCGCGTTCCGCGCATCCTGGTCACAAGTTTTTCTGCTGTCAGCTGCGCAAAATACTCATCATCAAAATCTGGTGTGTTTGGAAAGTGAATGTAGCCTGGGCCGTGCTGAGTAATTTTTAGTCTGGCAAATAGCAGAGCTTTTGCCTGATCAACCCCGACCATGTGCACTGTGATGCCTTTTTTACGTTGACGGCGTAAGCGCTGCGCACGCGCTTTTGGATCTTCCACCAATGGTTTGAATGCTCCAGGAACGCCCTTCACGGCAGAACAAAATCTGCGGCGCTCAACAAACGCATACACCATGGATGTATTAAAGCCAGAGTCAATGGCAGCAGCATCTGGCTGCCAGGCATCAAACTCATCTGCAAGCTGGTTCCATACATCCGGCTGCGCTGTATCACCAGGAATAATGATGTGCGCCTGTCTCCAGCACTCTTCACCTTCAGTCCAATCGTCAATCGTGACTTCCAGCCTGTCTTTCTGTACGTCCACCCCGGCCGTGCGCGCCAGACCTCTGAAAGTTTCTGGATATTCCTCAAGCCTTGCCAATAATCCAGTCGGTTCAATTTTGTCACCCTGCTCTTCCCAAACCTCACCGAGATTGGTATTGATAAAAGTACGCAGGGTATTTGGAGATTTAATTGCATGAGTCCATTCAATGGCTAAATCCAACCAAGTAGGGCCTAAACCAATAGGGGCATATAAAGCGCTAATGTGATATCCGCGTATTCTGCTGTCTGGATTTTCAGCAATCCATCGACCATTTGCCAGCATTGCCGGCTTTTGATGCTCATAAATCTCAGCGCCACACTCTTCACATACATACCAGGCTGATGTCAGCGCTTCATTAAATTTGATCATTTTCCAAATTAATGCCTGGTAATGATCACAATGCGGACATGGCACAAAATATTTGCGCCTATCAGATTTTAAATATTCACGTTCTATGAGTGATTCATCTTTGACGGTAGGCGTACTGATAAAAAGACGCTTTGCCCTAGGGAAAGCCTTTGTCCTACCTTTAGCCAGTAGAATTACATCACCCTCATCACCAATTTCAACCGGAAAACGATCCAGATCATCCAGTACCAGATACCGTACAGAGCGCTGCGCATAACTGTTTGCTGAATTACCACCAGCTAAAAACAAAACGCCGCCAGGAAAATCTATCAAATCTTGCCTATTTGATGCATCTCTAGATCTAATACCACCTAGCAGCTGCTTGATCACTGGAGTTTCCTGCAGCAGTGGGTTTAGTTTTTGCACTTTCCACGCGTCCCTGGATTCCAGCGTAGGCATCATTACCATCACCGGAGCCGGAGCGTGATCCATTACATACCCCAGAAAATTGACCGTGGCCTCAGTCACACCGACCTGTGATGACTTCATGACCACGATATCCTGCACGCGGCTGGTCACTGATAAACAATCCATAATTTCACGCAAAAATGGTGTGCGTGATGTACGCCAGCGGCCTCTTTCGCCTGCCTGCTTACCTGATAATTCACGATGTGTATCTGCCCATTCAGATACCGAGATAGATTTGCGTGGTTTTGCAGCTGACCAAGCAACGCTAAGGCAATAAGCGACTGAATTTTTTAATAGTGGCTGATAACTACGCATTTTTATCAACCATTATTTGTTGATGATGCTGCTCAATAGCTTCACCAAGTCTTACCAAAACATTTCTGCATTGCTCAGTTAATAATGCATGACATTCGTTAATATCATTAATCGGTGCTAATACAGGTGCAACCTGATCCGGAAAAACATCCAGTAAAGATCTGACAGATGCGCCGATAAATTTCATGGATGCATCAACATCCTCTCTGGCAATTAATTCACCAGCCAGCTTATCTCGCTCCATCTCTTCTTTATCCGCAATCGCAGCTACGCGGCGCGATTCTGCCATTACTTTAACGCGCTGCGCCTCTTTGATAGTTTCAGAGAACTGTTCTTTTTCATCAGATCTTGATTTTTTTGATTCCGAATACCTGGCTTTCACATCATCTCGATTGCCTGCAGTATTTTTAATCAGTTCTTTTGATTGTTCTGCATCTACTTTATCGCCTACCAGCACCAAACGTCCTGCCTGCTTCAATGCACTGACATGTTGCCTGGACTGATTAATATGTCGCGCAAACTCTGATTGACTCATTAATTTTTTCATGCGGCACCTTTATGTTTTTTATAAATTTCATCATGACGTTTCTCGTCATATTGACGGCCTATCGTTTTTCCATTCTCTTCTGCATAAATAAGCCGGACGCCATCACCAAACAGCTCACGAAACAGATCAGCAGACTGAGCCGATAACGGAAACTCAGCACGAAACTTCTCTTTCTTCTCTTCTTCAGTCATTTTTTAATTTTTAATGAAATAAAAAAATAAACCGCACGCGCGTAAACATGACCGCACACATCACCGCACGCTTGTAAGCCGCATACCGCACGCACCGCACGGGGCGCACGCATCATCGCGCACATGCGTGCGCACATGCAGACACATGTATTCATTAATCTTTTACACATGCGCGCACGTGTACATGCGTGCGCTGTGTGCGAAACCAATAAAATCAAGGGTTTCATGCGTGCGGTCATGTGTGCGAAATGGCGTGCGGTCATGTGTGCGAACCCTGATCAGAGATGGCATTACTAAATTCAATCCAGCAATCTGTCAGCCATTGAGATTGTGTGTAGTGCTCCGGCTTTCTGTAATCTTTCAATCCAGCCTGAGCTGCAGCATTCAAATCATCATTTGAAGGCAGCACCATGCGCCTTCTGATGGTTTTACCGGTGAAATGTAGGTCGGTGTAAGTGTCTTTATGCCCTTTAAACCATCCAGGCAACTTAGACACATAGCCAATAAATTGCTGACTTTCTCTCGGTCTGGTGACACCTTCAGTGCGACACCAGCGCAGGTAGTAAGCATATAAATCTGACGATGCACACGGACAGAATGGAATTCCTAAATCACCAGATCGCCACTCGCTGACAAATCGCTCGGTGCTCCCCATGCTGACATCGATCAGATCACGTTTAGCATCAGTCATTGGCGGTTTTGAATGCTCGTTGAAATCTCCCAGATCCAGATGCAGCAGATAATGATGCAGCGCTGCTACCCCTCCATTGTCGATTTCAGCACGCACATCACTGTAAAACGAAGGCTCAAGTTTTGATGGCGTCCAGATGACGGCATTGCGCCTATCATCCATTTCAAGCACCAGTGGCTGATGCTCATTTGATAGAAAAACCATGTTGACGTGATTACGCTCATCATGCGCTGCCACATTTTTTGGATTGATTCGGATCCAGTCACCGGTGACCAGGTGCTTAAGTTTATTTTTTATGTGGAATAATTCCTGACGCGCCACCACCTCATCAGCAATTAAAAACAGTTTGCGACTGGCCCAGTCATTAAACTTATCCTCGATGGATGCCTGGTCAATGATTCGGCCATATTCGCCGTAAATGGCCATGACCGACTCGAAAAATAAATTCTTACCGGTGCCTTGTGGCCCATGCACTACCAGAGCACTGCGCATTTTTGCGCCAGGATTCTGAATAGGATATGCCAACCACTTCAGAACCCACTGATATAACTCACGGTGGTTTTTTTCATTCTGACAAAGGTATTCAAGCAATGACAGCAGCGCTGTACATTTGCCCTCAGCTGGGTGTGTTGGCCAACCTCCCCACAGATTGCATACGATGTTCGGATCAGTACCTGCAGGATCAAAGCCAACCTGGTCAAGATAAAACGCACCCCTTTGTGCCCAGACAGGATGACGCTTCACATCATCACCTCTCATGCCTGCAGGCAGCAATGTAATCATCTGATCACGGTGCGCGATTTTATTCGTCCAGGTATCAAACAGATACTTGCCGGTACCATCATCCAAAGGCACAAATCTGGCCACGACATCATCAAGCGACATGACAGACACTGCTGCACGCCTTCCGCCTTCCCCGGCCCCCTGAGTTTTAGTGTCCGCGTCCAACTTGATGGACGAATCGCGCCATTTAAGCTCATCTAACTTCGCGTTAATCTGATTAGCCAGGATAAGGGGAACGCCTGAAATGACAGCTAAATCGTTAAAATCCGTGAGTTTTTTACCGTCTCGAATGTCCTGTCCGTCAATCATGAAGTCTGGCTTGATCCATGCTGAGTGTTCAATCTCAGCCGTGGCATTGACTGCAGCAGTCACTCCTGGATTATCATCCGTCAGATAATAATCGTCTGCACAAAACAGCAGCTTCAGTCTTGGGTTTTTTTTGCGCAGCAGCTTGCCAGCCTTGCCTAGATTATTTGCCGAAAATGTATAAGCTACAGAC